CGGCTGCGCGGCTGCGATCGTGATGTTCCAGGCCTCGCGCACGTCTTCGGTGGCCAGGGCCAGGATGAAAGCGCCCACGGACCGGATGCTTGGGGGGTCGATGATCTCGCCCGTCTGCACCTTGGCGCGGCACTTGTCCACGGCGTCTAGGACGTGGTCCACAAGTTTCGGGTTTGCACCGGTCCGGTCGATGAGGGCCTTGCGCTCCACGTCACGGGGCAGGAACTCAAGCCAGGGTTTAAACGCGAAGCGGTCCATCAGGGCGCTGTTCATTTCGCGGGTCCCTGCATGCCGGCCTGATGCGTCACCGGCGCCGGTCGTGTTGTCGGCTGCGGCGATCACTACCCCAGGCGCACGGGTCCACAGGCGACCGCCGATGGAAACCCGGGCGCTCGGCTCAAGCAAACCGTTCAAGGGGGCAAGGCTGCCGGGGTGGCAGTTGGTGATTTCATCCAGGCAGATCACGGCGCCTGGGCGGGTGTATGCCATCAGGAAATCAGCAGGCTGAAACACGGTCGCACCGTTGGCCAGTCCGGTGGCGCCGATGTACTCGTCTGCGCTCGTGTGCTGATGGAAGTTCACCCGACAGAATGCGCGTCCGGTCCGGGCTGCAAATTGCTGCATGGTCATGGTTTTACCTGCACCGCGCAGGCCGCCGAGCCACAGGTTCCCGTTGGCGCCACGTTCCTGGGCCTGCCACAGAAGGCGCACCATGCGGTCCGTCCAAATGTGGCAGTTGTCCACGGTCGGGGCGGTCGGATCGTCGTACACGTCGAACAGCAGTTCATTGCCCTTGCGGTCTTTAGCCTCAATGCCGAACACCTCCTTGGCCGGCTTGCGCGCCACTACGGTGGCGGCTGCCTGGGCTGCGACTGCTGCCTGCGCACCGGCTGCGGTCACGGCGTCATGGAAGGGCGCCCAGGCCTTGCGCACCTCGTCAACCAGGATGGCCCGGGCCTGGGTCTCGTCAATCGCGGGGGCTGCCGGGGCTTGCGTGGCCTTGCGCGCCAGGGCCTCGGCCTCGTCCATGCGTTCAATGATGGTGGCCATGCTGCCGCGCAGGCCGGCTGCGGTCTTCTGCTCGGCCTTGAGGATGTCGCGCAGTTCGTGAATCGAAAGGGTCGTGGCGCTCTGCGCGTCCGTGGCGCGCTGTGCTGCGCTGTCGGTGTTGCGCATGTGGTCCACGAGGGTGCCCTTGAGGTGCTGCACCTCAGCGCCCAGGCTGAGGATGCGCTGCTCTACCTGGGCGGTCGTGGCCGTGCCTGCTGCTGCTGCGGGGGTCGGACGCATAGGTGCGCCCTTGGGCTCGGCGCCGGTAAGGCTGCCGGGGGTGTGGCCTTGGTTGGCAAGCCACGTGGCGGCCTTGATCTTGTCGGCTGCGGTGTAGGGCAGGCCCTCGCCCGTCCTGCTGTTGTAGGCATCAATCACGGTACGGATCGGCAGGGTCATCAGGTTGTTCATGGTTTAAATCTCCAGGTTGGTTTGGGTTGTCTCGGCGGCGAACACGTCACCGCATGCGCAGGTCGGCAGGCCTTTGTCGACCCACTTGGTAGTGGCGCGGAAGGTCCATCCGCAGGAAGGGCAAACGCACTTCAGCATGCGGGTGCCCTGCTTTACCTTGTTGACGCCGGCCAACAGGGGCGCGTGGGGGTACTCGCCCATCATGGCCAGGACCGGGCCCCATGTGGCCTGGAAATACTTGCCTGGGCGGGTGCGGTTCCAGGGGTCGGTGTCGGGTCCGTGGGGTTCAAGGCCCAGGTCGGTGGCTGCCTGGGCATAGGCTGCGGTATGCGTGGGCGCCACGGCAGCGTGCAGGACCTCGTGCAGCAGCACGGGCAGCACCTCGGCGGGGTCAGCCAGGGTCGGGCTCACCATGATTTCGTGGTGCTCGTCTGCCGATGCCTTGGGTGGCCAGTACTCGCCCAGGGTTCCGGAGCGGGTAAACGTGCTCGGCAGCGCGCAGGAAACACGCACCGCAGCAGGCACGGCGTGGCCGGTCATGGTTTGGATCAGGGGCGCCATCTCAACAATGGCGGCGCGGAGCCAGTCTTCTCTGTTCATGGTGTGCCTCACTTGCTCAGGGGCAGACCGTCCATGCCGGAGCGGTCCAGGATGAAGTCGTGCAGTCGAGCGATGGCGGCCTGGGCCTCGCGCAGTTGCGCAGGGCTCAGACCGTCCAGGTCGGACGTGTGGCGGTTGTGCACTTGGCGCAGGTAGCCCAGGGCTATGTCGTGGGCAAATTGACGGGGGGTGTATTGGTCGATCTTCATGGTGTGCCTCACTTGGTTTTCAGTTGATCAATCGCACGGTCCACGGCGCGGGTCCCGTACCGCTGCAGCAGGTCGGCAAGCGCACGGTGGTGGTCCGGTTGATAGCGCAGGCCAGGGGCCGCATTTACTGCGGCGTGTATCAGGCGCAGGACGATCCAGTCGGAGCGGGATAGGGTGTTGGTCATGGTGCGGTTCTCAGAAGTTGGGTTGATGGCGGCCTGCCAACAGGCGGCCCGTGAAGCGGTTGTGGACCGTGGCGCAGTCGCTGCAGCAGGCAAGCCACTCAAGGGCACCGGCCCAGGTCCATGCGGTGCGGTTCGTGCCGTAGTTGTCGGTGATGCGGTACATAGGATTCCCTCGTGCCGTCCGAGACCGTCTCGGGCGGGGCCTACAGGCCAGCCCTGAGCCTATCGTGCGTTTGGTGCTTGTGCAATAGGTTTTTGCAGCACTAGTGCAAGCAAGCAACAGAGGGGCGGCCTGGGGTGATGTTGGACCGGCTGCGGCTCATGGGGTGAGCCCGTGCGTGTGACGCGCGCGCATGCGTGGCACGGATTGCGTGGGCTGTCAATCTGTACTGGGTTTGCATACATGCCGCTAAAACACGCCAGGAAGGCCTACAGGCGATTTGAGGGGGTGGGTGGTGCCCTGGTATCAAAAAAAGTTATCCACACTCAAGATCGCGTTTCGCACATGTTGTCCACAGGGCTGCCCTGGGACTGCTGCAAAATGTAGCAAAAGGACCGCATGTTGATAACATGTGGATAACTGCGGGGTTGTGGATAACTTGCTTTCTATCGGTCCAGGGGATACCATTGGCGCGAACACTATCGGCGCGGTCCGATTGATAGGGGGATTGAATGACACGGGTCACGGGTGATGAGTTGATGGCGGCGCTCGCGGCTGCGGAGCGGGAAGTGGATGCGGCCAATGGGCGGGTTGATGAGGATGCGCTGCTGCTCGAGCGTTTAAACGCACTCGGGGCCGGCTCCCTTGAGGAATTAGCCGAAGGCGAACAGGCAGCGGTTGCCGTAGAGATAAGAGCCAGGGCAGATGGGAAAGCATGGGGTGCAGGTGGACCAAGACAGAAAGCATTGACGCCCAGTCAAGTCGCATTCGCCCAGGGGCTCATAGAGGGGAAGACACTCAAGCAAGCGTATCGGGAGGCGTACCCAAACACCAAAGCAAAAGACAGCACCGTGGCGGCTGCTGCGCACCGTCTAAGCAAGCATCCACGGATTGCGGCGATGGTCGGACAGGCCTGGGCTGAGTCCGTCGAGGCCCTGACAGATGACGTGCAGGCCACAAGGCGCTATGTGATCAAAAGTCTGCTGCACATGGTGCAGACCGCTGAGTCCGAATCCTCCAGGCTGAGGGCCCTCGAAGGCCTGGGCAAAGCATCGGGTGCGTTTACACCGGTCCAGGCAGACGCACCAAAGGCTGTCACGCCGGATCAGTTGCGCAGGGAGTTGCAAGGGCACTTGCGCCTGATTGCATCCACGCAGCGCACCGGCACCGGTGGACGTTTACACGCCGGGGCGGCGGTCGATGCAGGGGCGGGAGGGTCGGACCCCACCGTGCCCGCACCCCCCGCTGTGCGCGAGTGACCACCCGTCTCGCGTGTACGCTGTGTTCCACACAAACAATCCCCCCCAAAATAGAAACACCCCCCCCTTGTCCTCCCAAACGCACACCCCCCGGGGGTATATATATTTTGGGATTGCCATTTCCGCGAACATAGGTTAGCATTTAAACAGAAGGCGGCTTAAACGCCGTATGCGAAGCGTGATCAGGGATAACGTGAGGATTGAGACTGTGTTGCTGAAGGACTATGCGCATCCAACGATGCGGGCAGAGCGGTGTTTAAAGGAGTTGCACGACGCCGTGTTGGACAAGAACTGGGACAAGGCGCAGGATCGTTCCAAGGAAGCCATTAAGTGGATTTGGGAGATTCAGGAAGCCTTGTATGAGATGAGGAAGAAGGATGCGGCCTAAGGCCAGTTTGACCAAGCGGTGGAAGACCGTCTTGGATTTCATCCGGGCGTATTCCAAGATTCATGGGGTTGCTCCGTCGTACGAGACGATCGCAATGGGTTTGGGGATGAAGTCACGGTCCAACATTCACAGGATGGTCCGTCGGATGGAAGAAGAGGGCTTGTTGGTGCGAGAGCCCAGGAAGTTCTATGCCCTTCGGGTTGTGGATGACCGTGGGGTTATGAAACTGTGAGTTTGCTTACGAAGCAAGAGGTTGCTGGCTACCTGTCCTTGGTGGACCGTGTTCCTTCTGCTGAACGGTCCAAGATAGTTGCTCTTCTGGAGATGGATCGTGTACAGAGGTGCCAGGAGTCATTCCTGTTCTTTGTGAGGCAGATGTGGCCTGGGTTTATTTCTGGCCGGCATCATCAGATCATGGCAGAGGCGTTTGAGAGGGTGGCTTCGGGGGAACTCAAGCGTCTGATCATCAACATGCCTCCCCGTCATACCAAGTCGGAGTTTGCTTCTTACCTGCTTCCGGCGTGGTTCTTGGGTAAGTTTCCTCAGAAGAAGATCATTCAGACTGCCCACACGGCAGAACTGGCCGTCGGCTTTGGCCGGAAGGTCCGTAACTTGGTCTCTGGGGATGACTACCAGAAGGTTTTCCAGACCAAACTGTCCTCCGACTCAAAAGCGGCAGGCCGTTGGAACACGGAGCAAGGGGGCGACTACTTCGCTATCGGTGTCGGCGGTGCCGTGACGGGTAAAGGCGCCGACATCCTGATCATTGACGACCCTCATAGTGAGCAGGAAGCCAAGCAAGGCAAGCCTGAGGTCTATGACGGGGTGTATGAGTGGTACACATCCGGTCCGCGCCAGCGTTTACAGCCCGGCGGGGCCATCATTGTGGTGATGACCCGGTGGTCCAAGCGTGATCTGACCGGGCAGGTGCTCAAAAAGAGCGCCCAAGACGGGACGGATGAGTGGGAAGTCATCGAATTCCCTGCAATTCTTCCCTCTGGGAACCCTCTTTGGCCCGGATTTTGGAAAAAAGCGGAGTTGGAGGCCCTTAAAGCCGAACTTCCGGTCTCCAAATGGGAGGCCCAGTACCAACAGAACCCGACTTCCGAAGAAGGCGCCATCATCAAGAGGGATCAATGGCAGATTTGGACCCAGGCAGACCCTCCTTCTTGTGAATACATCATCCAATCATGGGATACGGCCTTCGAAAAGACCAATCGGAGTGACTTCTCAGCCTGTACGACGTGGGGAGTCTTCTATCAGGCGGACAAAAACGGGGATGAGAAGCCCAACATCATCCTTTTGGACGCTTACAAGCAGCGTCTGGAGTTCCCGGAACTGAAAAAGAAGGCCTTCGACATGTGGAAGGAGTGGAATCCAGACACTCTGATCGTCGAAAAGAAGGCCGCCGGGTCTCCGCTGATCTATGAACTGCGCAAGATCGGTATCCCTCTTTCCGAGTACACACCGAGTAAGGGAAGCGATAAGATCGCCCGCGTAAACGCCATCTCGGATTTGTTTGCATCCGGTGTCGTTTGGTGCCCGGAAACCCGATGGGCAGAGGAAGTGATGGAAGAAATGGCAGCCTTCCCCAATGGGGACAACGATGACTTGGTGGACTCCTCAAGTCAGGCTTTGATTCGCTTCCGTCAGGGCGGCTTCATCGTTATCGACAGCGATGAAAAAGATTACCCCGTGCAGCCCCGTAGGGTTGCGTACTACTAAGGATCAACATGGCAACCAATATCGACCCGGCAATGGTTCCCCTTCTCCCAGAAGAGATGGGAGATGAACCAATGGTTGAGATTGAAATTGAAGACCCCGAGTCTGTCAAGATCGGGATGGGCGGGTTAGAGATTGAATTGGAGCCTGCGGCTGAAACCGCTGAAGACTTCGATGCCAACCTCGCCGAGTACATGGATGAGGGAGACCTCCAAGGTCTTGCCTCTGATCTGATCGGTCTGGTAGATGCGGACATCAACTCCCGCAAAGACTGGGCAGACATGTACGTCAAGGGACTTGAAGTCCTGGGCATGAAGTACGAAGAACGTGCTGAACCCTGGCTTGGT